CTCTGTGTACGAAAGGCTTGGTTTTCAAGGACAAGATGACAAGAACACTTATATCCCAGAACTGGTTCGCTCTCGACGAGCTAGATTAGTCAGCGCTTAGAATTTTTTATAAGGTTTACTACCCTAAACCCACCAAAATAAAACATATTGACAAAATCAAAGACTTGACTTATAATAAAAAGCTACAACAATTAAGGTCACAATATGTTTGATATAGGTAAATACTTAGAACTATTAAAACAATACCCACCTCGTCCTATTCACAACAAGGAAGAGTTAGAAAACACGGAAAGAGTTAGAAAACACGGAAAGAGTTATTAGTTCTTTTTTAGATAAAATTTACTTGACAATAGAAGAAAGAGAGTATTTATGTGTTTTAGGAGCTTTAATCTATGAGTATGAAGAAACATACAACGTAATACCTGATATTTATGGAGTTGAGCTATTGAAATTTTTGTTAGAACTAAAGAACTTGCAAAAGCAAGACTTATTATCTATTTTTGAGGATCAATCAATCCTAGATGATATTTTTGATAGACAGCGAGAGATAACAGGTATTCATATTCAAAAATTAGCCGATTTTTTTAATATCTCTCCTGCTTTGTTTTTTCCTAAATAGGTTAAGGGTTGATGGCCGAGCGGTTAAGGCAACGAACTCATAATTCGTCTTAGGTAGGTTCAATTCCTACTCAACCTATTAGAATAGAAAAAATACTTACTTTATTTAACCCGTGGCTAACTTTCTTATACCCGTAGCAATAGGGATCGGAGCTAACTTATTATTATCTCTATTTGCCCCTAAACCCCCTACTCAACAAAAAGGGAAAATTGAGGATACTGGTGTTCCCGACGCTGAATACGGCAGAAGCCTATCCTATCCTTTTGGAAAAGTAAGAAAAGAAGGACTAACCATGATGTGGGGGGTTCCTCTTAAAGAAGTCGTCACGTCTGAAAGGCAAGGAGGTAAAGGTGGTGGTGGCGGGCAAACTACCGAAGTTTACACCTATTTTTTGACAGCCGCTTATCCAATTGCTAGAAAAATTGGCTCTGTTAGAAGGGTTTGGATGAACAGCGTCCTTGTTTACAATTCTGAAACTAATGACGAAAAAAGCTTAAAGTTTATTGAATATACAACTATTTATACTGGGAACCAAACGACACCATCTTCTGTTATTCAATCAGAAGAATCCAATCCAGTGCCTGCTTTTACTGGAATGTCTTTTTTGCTTTTTAATAGTTATCCAATTGCTAATTACGACGGTACTGGATTTCCTACTATTGATATTGAGGTAATTGGAGAAAGTGGAGAAAATCCAAAAATAAAAGATATTCTAAAAACTATTTGTAAATTAGCTGGTAGAACAGACAATCAAATTGACGTAACTGACATTCCGAATAGTTATCAAATCAGAGGGTTTGATTTATCGTATGACGGGACATCTTTTGCTGATCAGTTAGAAGAACTTATGCGAGCTTTTTTTATTGTAGCAAGGGAGCCAAAAGATAAAATTATCTTCAAAAGACAAGAACAATCATCTGATCCTATTTTTATCCCTAAAAGTTCTTTTGGGTCTAAAAAATTTGGAGAAAATCCTATTGACCTTAATGAGAAAAAACTGACTCATTTCAGGGAAACTCCCAGTGCCGTTACAGTATCTGGATTGAATGTTTTAAAAAATTATGAGACTATTACTGTATTAGCTAGAGACCCGTCAGATATTCATGTAAACGAGCTTAGTTTTCAAACTAAGCTAATAGATATAGATGTGTTTTTTATGAATATTGCTTCAAAAATTCTTTTTTTAGGAAAAACACAATCAAAAACTTTTTCAAAAATGTTTTTATTGCCAGCGTGGGAGAATTTAAAAGTTGGGGATGTAATCTTTACTAATGATAATAACAATTATCATCAAGAATTACTACAAATTACAAAGAAAGTAAGAGGAGTGAACTATTTAATCGAAATTGAAGCTACTCGATTTCAAGGGGTAGGATATTCACCAGATATCCCTATAGATAACGAATTTCCACCAGACAATAACACTCCTCGTCCCTACGGACGCGCCGAGGCTATTCCTATTGAATGCCCAATAGTTGATAGCCGGGACACAGATATAGGGATTTATGTGGCAATTGCAGGTAATTCTAGTTTTACCAAGGGAGCATTATTTTATTCTGATAATAATGGGGCAAGCTATAATTTTGCTGTTGGCAATATTGGCAAGAGCGTAACTGGTACTGTATTAGGCTTCTCACCAAATTTTAACAACGCATCTCCTAGTTTTATTGATAAACTAAATTGGATACGAGTAAGTATGAATTCGGGGCAATTAGAGCCAGTTACCCTTGAAACATTTTTATCAGGCAAACAATTAGGCTGGTTTTCTACTGGAGAAATCATAGCTTTTAAAAATGTTACTATTGTGTCTAACAATCCTTTAACATTTGATATTTCATATACAATTCGTGGGGTCAAGGGAACCGAACCAGCTATTTCTAAACATATTGTAGGAGAAAAATTCGTGCTACTAACTAATTATTTAGTTCGATTGCCTTTAAATCTTTCTGATATTAATCGAGAATATTTATTAAAAATAGTCCCTAATGGACTACTCGAAACTGATATAGAAGAGGAAGCTTCTCACACAATCACCTTAGAGGGATTAAAGCCTTTTCCTTGTGCTGTAACAAGGGAAAAAGATAACAACGATTTAACTATTACTTGGTATCGACGGACGCGGTTAAACGGTCGCTGGATTGACTACATTGATATTGCTTACGCATCAGGGGAACTAGATAGTTATGCGATCAAAGTTTACGACGGAGCCACAATAAAACGGGAATGGTCGGTAACGTCAGCCCGGAGCGTTGTTTACACGGAAGCGCAACAAATAGCCGATTGGGGGTCAGTCCAATCGGCTTACACAGTACGGGTTTTTCAGAACTCAAGTTACCCAGTGCCTTTTAAAGAATCACTGGCAACGATTATTTGATTGGAATCAAGACCATTATCGCCTGACATAGTGGGATTAGCGAGATGTAATTTTAGGGGCATAATTACAAGCTATTTCTCACAAAATTGAAGATAATGGAATATGTCGTTATATTTCTCATTCATTCTACGAACCCAAGCTTCAAGAGTAGCTATTTCGCTATAATCAAACCATTTTCCGTGTCCAGATAATTCTTTTTCACGATCTATGTTCTGCCAGTCAATTTTGGAATAATGCCACGCTATTCTAACTTTTTGAGTTTTTCTCGACTCTTCTAATAAATCATTACGACCCATTAGCATTTTTTCATTTACCATTGTTTTACTCCTATTAATGATTGTTTGCTGATAACTGATATTAAGAATCACAATCAAATAATTCTACAGATATGTCACACATAGTGTAGTCAGAAATGTGAGTAACGACAATATCTTCAGAATTAACCAAAGGGTGATCCCACCCTTTGGGAGTGATTACTTGTAAAGCAACAAACTCCTCTATTTCGTCCCAATTAACGTCTAAAAACAAGTTTTCTTTAGATATTAATTGACGACCACATCCGTGGTGTTTTACTAAATTAATCACTAAGTCGGATAATTTAGTTGCTCTTTCTGTATTCTCAGCATAAGATGCAATGGGAACATTTATACGCATCTTATCGTAATAATTATCGGTTTTTTGCCCTTCACTTAGCCAATAAGCTCGCTGAATATCTGGGCGATCATTTTCGATGTTGTACATAATAAATCTTTTTCCCCTACTAAAAGCTTCGGGGTATCCCTAATAGGGATTAAATAAAGCGCACGCGACTACGACTATAGTACATAGTTTCAATTCCTATTAGGAGTTCTTTGTGCGATTAACTCTAATATACCCTGCATTCCTAGCCCGTGAGAGTTAGATTGTACTACTATCCCAATTGTCCCAAATCCAAGCATCAAATTTTTTACAAATCAATAAAAGAGCATGAGTATTTACTGTAGGATTCAAAGTTTTCATCTTTCACAAAACCTAATGCTTGTTTAAAAGCTTCTTCTTTAGTTTCATACTTCGAGATAAATTCATTGTTCCAAAAAAACTGAATTGTCATGATTTCTCCTGTTTTTTCCCTACTTAACCTTCTTCGAGTTTACTGATAACTGAAAACTGATTACTGATACTCTACCCACCCTCCCGTCGTGGATTTTCCGTACCCGCCCTCTTCGGCTTCTTTTTCAGCTTCTCGTTGCTCCCGGCAGATTTGCTGGGAGTCGTGTTTTACATCCAGTAGTCCCTTGAAGCAGCTTGCTCCAGAAAACGCTGATTTAGTGGTATCCGGCTTTAAACACCAGTTAGGATTGGTGCTATGGATTTCTTCCAGTCTTTGCCAACAGGTTTCGGTTAGGGGGTGAACTACCCCTAATCCTAGCTCTAGGTAATAGTCGGGGGTTTCCTTTTGGAAGCGCCCGACTTCCTTTCTTGTCAATCCCGTTAGTTCGCTTTGAGCAAACTGCTCTAAATCTTTCCACGAAATCGAACAATGCCCTTTCGGGGTCACTTCATGAACCTCGATGGCGCCACTGCGATTTTCCAAAACTGCAGTTCTTACTTTTTCTTTCAGAGTTTTCATTTGATTTGTCCTCTTGTGTTTTGCTTACTTTTCTAATATAGATCGAATCTCTCGATAGGTGTTGGCGGAGTATGACAGTTTATCAAGTGTCACTATAGGTACTTTTGTATCAAATATATCTACTGTTCTTTTGTAACCAGATTGTTAATAGGGTTATCGACAATCAAAATCCTTACAGGGACTGGGTTCTAGACTTTGTAGATGCCGTTGATGCTTTATAGAGGAAAAATAAAAAGGAAAGAATAATAAACAGACTGGACAATAAGAGAGGCAAGAAAAAACAATATTGGGGGATAGTGATAACAGTATTAACAAAGCCTGAAACCTATATATATCAATAGTTCCATTGTAGATACCTTTATCTACAATCTATTTACAATAATAACTTAGTTCTTTTGTACTATTATTTTTTGTAAGTTTTTTGTAAGTTTTTTTTCTTAAAAGTCTTGACAATTCTAGCAATTTACTATAAGATTGTATTAATCAAGTTTTAGAAGAGAGATGCTTATTACCCATATCTCGGTAGATTATAGTCAGAAAGTCAATCTTGGTAACTTTGAGTCTGTGAATGTCAGTATAAATATTCACGCAAAACCAGAAGAAGGCGAAGACCCCGACGCTTGCTATGAATTTCTTTTAAATCAAGCGCAGCAAGTGGTTATGTCGAAGCTTCAGGAAGTAACTGAAGCTCACAATGTTAATTGTCCCAGCATTACTAAGTATTTTACTGGTAAAGAAATAGATGAGTTTCCTTCCTCTATTTATTCTGAATTACATAAAAACCTTCCATTTTAGGAGTAAAACAGTGCCTATTAAATCTTTAACGACAAGACAAGCTCGATTTCCTCTGCTAGGGAAAATTCGCAAGGGGGGAGAAAAACAAGAAAACTCTAAAAAACCTGGTTCCGATCTAGATTATTTTAGAATTGATTCTGATATTCAAGGAATCAACGAAAAATTTACCGCTATTTACGGAAAAGAGCCTAAGCAATTAGATTGCTTGTTACCTTTTCCTTATACAGATCAAGTGTTTCCTTGCTGGATGGAAGAGTGGGGAGCTACAGGATTAGTTTCTCGGTGCGATGAAGAAAAGCAACATATCTATCAACAAGCTGGTAAAATAATTGCCACTAATCCGATCCCATGCAAACGGCAACAAAACACTGACGGAAGCTATTCAGGGTGTAAATGCAAGCAAGTCGGTCGATTACAGATTGTCTTGCCTAAATTAGGTGAACTAGGATACTTTGAAGTCGAAACCCATTCAAAGTGGGATATTATCGGACTAACAGAGCAACTACTAGCTATTGAAACATCGGCTGGTAGTTTGATTGGTATCCCTTTTCTGCTAGAACGCGGGTCAAGAGAGCTATCTTATCCCTTACCAGACGGAAAAAGGGGACGAAAAACTTTTAGCCTTCTATCAATTCGTGTCCACCCTAATAGTGCTTCTCAAGTATTGCAAATAATCGAAACAAAAGCTTTTCAGCAATTTACGGGAAATGTAGAACCTATCAGAACTCTAACTCCTGCGTCAACGGGAAACGTAAAAATGTTTAACCCTTCGCAATCACTACTAGATGATCGTAAAAAAGCTGGTATCGCTTGGGCTGTAAATCAAGGATTACCTCAATCACAAGCAGAGCAAATCGCCCAACAAGCAACCTCTGAAAAAGAATTAGCCGACCTCCTGAAAAAAGCTATAGACGCAAGGACAAAGCCAGTAATAGAAGTTTGCAGTGAAATTATTGATCCTAGTAAACTTCTCAGTGAAGATTTTTAATAGTTAGTTGTCAGTTGTCAGTTGTCAGTTATCAGCAACTTATTAGGAGTAAATCAACGTCTATGTTCCCAGTTTTCAAAATAATCAAAATGCTCCGATCTCCAGAAGATGACATGACGGATTTTATCTTTTTAGGACAACAATATCGGTTAATAGCAAGGCCAATAAAATACTGGAAGTATTTTCCGTTTTCTCCGAGGTTTCCTGGTAAGCGTTTTTTTTATCAGTGTCCGTGGCTAACCATTTTTTCTTTACACAGCGCTAATCCTAGCGTTTTGTTAGACGATAAAAGTAATTCACTTAAAAACCATTAGGAGTAAATCAATGACACATCAAGAAGAATTAATGAAAAGCCTGACCTATCGAGTACTAATCAACTTAAGCTACGCTGAGTTGCCAACAGAAGCCAAGCAATATGTTGATCGCTTAGTTAAAAATACTAAAACATTAAAAAAACCCTTTGCATCGAAAATACTAGAAGGAGTTTATGAAAGCGTAATTAAAGCAGATGGCAATGATATAGAATGTCTTTTAAGCAGTGCATTTATTGACGCTGATTCAAATAGGAAAGTAGGATGTTTTTGGCGTTTTAAAACTGCTATATTCCAGTTTATCTTTTCGATTTTA